TGTTCAATTTGTATGTAGAGGATAACGGAAGTAAGGAACTGCGATTCGTTCCACGCGATGAGTTTTACAACGGTGTTGGATTAGATTGGAGCGAAAAGTTAGACTACGACCAACCGCAAACGATTATTCCAATGGGTGAACTGCAAAGCAACCCGTATGTATTTACATTCAAAGACGGCAAAGACACGACAAACACGGAGTACAAAGAAACGTATAACAGAACTTACGGAGATAGGATTGTAAGAATTGATAATGACTTTGTAAAGAGAGAAAAAAAGATAGAAGTTAGTTTCGTTCCAACCCCTATAAGACAACTACAAGACAAGATTTATAGCGTAATTGAAAGCAAAGATAGCACTGGCGAATTAAGAGTGTTGTATTTTGGTGGTGTGCAGTCAACAAGCGCATACAAAGTTTACGAAACAACCACAACAAGCGTAACACCAATTACCGAATATCCTTTGACCTTGCACATTGATAGCGTTTCAAATATGCAGTTTGATTTGAATTTCGGTGCGCCTTTGTCTATTGATGTTGAACTGAATTTGGAATACAGTAATCAAAACCTTGTTAATCAATACTATTACAAAATGATTAGCGAAATTGCTGACAAAGACTCTAAACTATTTAGAGGGTATTTCCACATAACTAAAAAAGATTGGTTAACGCTTAAATTCAGCAATCAGTATTTCTTTGCGAATAATTATTGGAAACTACAAAGTATTTCTAATTATAATCCCGATGTAGATGGGTTGTATGAGTGCGAGTTTGCACTATCGAAGTATTATGAGCCATCGTTAAGCGTTGTTAAATCAGTAGGCACAAATTGGGCAGATACATACAACGGAGTTAATCCAAGCGGACGCAAAACAAACAACCTTTCAAGTGATAATAGAGGCGTTTATATAGGAAATAATTTAGGAGGTACGGGGGATAACATTGTAGTAGGGGATTTAAATAACATTAACGGAACACATAACACCGTTTTAGGTAGTGAGCGTGTATTTATTCCCGACAATTTTACCAACACAACGGTAATAGGTAGTACAGATTACACGCCAAAAGTAGAGGGTTTTCACGTGGGAGGTTATTTGATGTACCCTAACTGGTTAGCAAGTGGAAACATTGTAAGTAAAACTGCAAACTATACGGCAACGAAAGAAGATTGGATGATTGTTTGCAATACAAGCGGTGGCAATATAACAATTACACTACCAAATGCAACTACCAACAAAGGTAAAATGTTTGTGATTAAAAAGGTTAATTCAGGACACACCGTAACAATCGGAACAGAGGGCGGATTAATTGACGGAAGCGCAACACATAACCAAACAAATAACCATTCGTGGGATCAACTTGTAAGCGACGGAACTAACTATCATATAATTTCAGAAGGACACTAAAATGAGTATAAATACAGCGGTAAATATTGACGTCAATGTTGACGGAACACAGAGTGTAAAACAAGCGTCACTTGCTTATGAGGATTTAGGTGATGCGTTTGCGAAAACCCAACGACAAGCCGAAGAACTTGCTTTGCAGTATGGTATTAACGATGAACGTACAAAAGAAGCAATCAAGACGGCAGGACGTTATAAACAACAGTTAGAGCAATTAGATCAAGCCATTGACGCACATAGAGGCGGTCAAGAGACTTTGTTTAGAGCCGTTCAAGGCGTAACGGCAGGTTTTGAGGTTGCAACGGGTGCGATGGCGTTGTTCGGTAGTGAAAGCGAAGACCTTAACAAAATATTAGTAAAGGTTCAAGGTGCAATGATATTTAGTCAAGGGTTAAAAGACTTGAAAGAATTTGCACCTGCGATTAAAAACCTTGCAAGTGGTGTAACTGGACCATTGATTTCAGCGTTTAAATCTTTTGGAACTGTTGCACGTACTGCCATTGCATCAACAGGTATAGGAGTGCTTGTTGTTGCCGTTGGTAGTTTGGTGGCCTATTGGGATCAAATTAAAGCATCTTTAATAGGAGTAAGCAAAGAGCAAAGTGATTTATTAGACCTACAAACCGAAACAAGTAAAAAGGCACAAGAGCAACTTGATAGCATTAGCGGTCAAGAAAATATTTTGCGTTTACAAGGTAAAACAGAACGTGAGATTTTAGAATTAAAAGTTGCCCAAACTAAAAGCGCAATTGCAGGACTTGAAGCACAGTTGCTCACACAGAAACAAATCACAGAAAGTCAAATTGAAACGGCTAAACGTAATAAGGAAATATTAACGGGTATATTACGATTTGTCCAAGCACCTATTTACGCAATTCTTAAAAGTATTGATTTAGTACGAAGCGCAGTCGGTCAAACAAGTGATTTAGCAGAAAGTTATGTGAGTGGTATTGCTAATTTTATTTTTGATCCCGAAGAAGTAGAAAAAAAAGCGACTGAAACAATACAAGCAACTGAAAAGCAATTGTTGAACTTGCGAAATAGTTTAGCAGGAAACCAATTAGCGATTAAAAAAATTGACGAAGACGCTTACAATGCTAAAAAAGAAAAGGACAAAAAAGAAGCAGAAGATGCAAAAAAGAAACGTGAAGAAGAACTTGAAAAAGAGAAAGCTCATAAAGAGCATTTATTACAAATAGAAAAGGATTTTCAATCTGCTACTAAAAGCGAATATGATGACACATTAGCGCGATTAGATGAATTTTACAAACAGCGTCAATTATTATTATTACAACAGTTAAACAATGGTCAAATAACTCAAAAACAATATGATGAACAAAATGAAGCGTTAGAGAATGACCATTTAAATAAAATAATTACTGCTCAAAAAGACTATGGGCAAATTACTACGCAAACTGAAATTGACATTGAGAATAAAAAGTTAGACGCTAAAAAGAAAACAGTAGAAGAAACAAAGCGTTTAAATGATATTAGAAAACAATCAGAAGAAGATGTATACAATGCTTCACAAGAATTAGCAACAGCGTTAGTCAATTTAATAGGTAATCAAACAAAAATAGGTAAAGGCATTGCATTAGCACAAATTGGGGCAGATACTGCGAGGGCATTAAGTGGGGCATTGGCTAACTCAAATAGTCCTACTCCTGATAACGTCGCAACTGGGGGATTAGCAGGTATTGCAAAATATTTAACACTTGCGACTGTAATTGCAACAAATGCAAAAAGAGCAATTGATATTGTTAAAAGTGGTAATGTAAATAAATCAGGTGGATCTGTTGGTTCAATTTCATCAGGTTCGGTATCAGTTCCATCAACTTTGCGTTCATCTAATATAAACGTAGGTAACGAATTTGTAACAGCGGATAGAAGAGTATATGTATTGCAGGGCGATATTACCCGAACAATTAACAACGTAAACAACACACGTGCGGTTAGCGTGGTAGAATAAAGCCAAAAAACTAAAAACACTATTTATATATATGCTACCTATTTACAAGTTAGTAATTAACGAAGAAGACGAAACGGGGGTTGAATTTGTTTCACTTGTTACAAACCCAGCCATAGAAAAGGACTTTTTATATTTTAACAGACACGAGTTTTTTAACGACTATCCGCAAAGTGCATCACAAAATGCACAACGTGGGATTAACCTAAATGCAAAAGTCAACAACGATTGCGCTACGTTGGTAGGGAAAAATCGTTCAAGGCAATTAATTGCACGTGAAAATTTATCCATTGAAACGATTAAACGCACTTATTCCTATTTGAGTAGAGCAAAGGAATACTACAATCCAAACGACACAAAAGCGTGTGGAACTATTAGTTATCTGTTATGGGGTGGTGATGAGATGTTACGATGGACTGAAAGAAAGTTGGAAGAGTTGGAATTAAGCAAAGCACGAAAGAAGTTTGCTATTCAAGACGAAGAGAAAAGAATTATCACAGGCCCTGCAATGATTGCGGATTTACCCATTTACAGATACGACGATGCACGTGGGGAATATTATGTAGTATTTGACAAAGCAACCATTTTCCAAATTGCTAAAAAGTGGGCAATGGGGGACAAATACGATAGCGTTAATATCCACCACGATAAAGCAACAAACGGACTTTCACTATTTGAATCGTTTATCATTGATCGTGAACGTGGAATGTTACCTCCCAAAGGATATGAAGAAGTAGCGGATGGCAGTTGGTTTTTGTCGTATATCGTGAATGACGAAACAATATGGCAAAAGGTAAAAGACGGAGAGTTCAAAGGGTTTTCCGTTGAGGGATATTTTGATTTTGATGAAAGCCAAGAACAGAAAATAGTAAACGCATTAATGAGCAAGTTGAAATCCATTGCAGGGAAATGGAACGGAAAAAATTGAGCCAAAAAAACCAAATCACTAATTATATATAAAAATGAACAGTAAAGAAGTAATTCAGGAAATACGCTCACTATTGGGGTTTTCCGAAGAAACTAAAACAGAAATGGCAACAGCCACATTGATTGACGGAACTATTGTTGAATGGGAAGGCGAACTTGCCGTTGGTACTGCAATTTTCGTTCAAACTGGCGAAGGCTTAATTCCAGCACCTGACGCAACTCACGAAGTAGAGGGTGGAATGTTAGTTACAACCGTTGACGGAATCGTTACCGAAATTGTTGAAACTGAAACCGAAGTAGAGGTAGAAGTAGAAGCATCTGAATTTGCATCATTGGAATCGTTCAACTCGTTAATGTCAGCATTCAATGACGCAGTTAGCCGTTTAGAAGCACTTGAAAAGAAATTAGTTGAAACTGAATCAAAGTTCAATTCAATGAAATCTGTATTTAGCAAAACAGTTGATTTAGTAGAAGCGGTTGCAAATCTACCAAGTGAAGAGCCAACAAAAGCACCATCAAAAGAATTATCTAAAAAAGAGCAACAATTCGCAAACATTATCAAATTAGCACAACAACTTAAAAAATAAAAAAATGTCATTCGTAGTATCATCATTAGCAAATTACACCGACGAGCAAAGAACCGATCTTTTGACTCGTTCACTTTTTGGAAGCAAAACAGCAGAGATGTTGTTTAACGCAGGTCAAGTACAAGTAGGGGTTAAGAGTGCATCTGCACTTAATATCTTGACTTCAACTGTATTTTTCCAAGCAGATGGATGTGGTTATAACCCAAGTGGTTTGACTACTTACACTCAAAGAAATATCACAGTAGGAGCAATCAAAGTAGAAGAGACTTTGTGTCCTAAAACTTTGGAAGCGAAGTGGATGCAAACTCAAATCGCACCAGGTTCAGCAGTAGAAGTTCCATTCGAAGAGCAAATTGGACGTGAGAAAGCATCTCGCATTGCACGTTTGATTGAAGTAGCAATGTGGCAGGGCGATACCGCTTCAACTAACACTAACCCTAACACTAACCGTTTCGATGGTTTTAATAAAATCATTGACGCTGCTTCTGCATCTACAATCGCAGGTAACACCATTTCTGCAACTGCTATAACTACTTCAAACATTGATGACATTTTGGACGCAATGTATGCGGTTATCCCTTCTGATATTGCAACTGAATCAGATTTAGTGTGCTTCTGTGGTATCGACACTTACAAGAAGTATTTGGTTAACTTG